GGCAGAAAAGCCTCTCTTGATATGTATAGAACGCTGTATTTAGAAGCTACTAGAGTACAAGATAAGATAAAAATCCTAGAAAGAATAGATAAAATCTCTGGAACTGAGACTCAAAAGATAGACTTAACAGCTAATACAGTGATTAAAGTTGTCTTACCAAAAGAAGACATCTAGGATTGCCTGTATACTTTATCATACACCTTGAAGGAAAACTTTAATGACTGTGGACTTATCCGATTTAAAATCACTGGTTAATCCAGTATATTACCCATTACTCAAAGACAGGACGCCAACTTTAATACTTTTTGGTGGTTCCTCATCTGGAAAGAGCTACTTCCTAGCACAACGTATTGTCATCAATACATTACAGGGGGAGAACACCCTGGTTATAAGGAAGGTAGACTCTACACTAAAGGACTCTGTATATCCCCTTATAAAGTCTGTTATATCAGAATGGGGTTTAACCACTCTATTCAGCATTAATAAATCAGACAAGACAATAACCTGCAATAACTCCTATCAGATTATCTTCAGAGGATTACAAGACCCAGAGCGCATCAAGTCAATCACTTGCGAGAAGGGACTCATTACAAGCATCTTTGTAGAAGAAGCTACTGAGTTGTCAATAGATGATTACAAACAACTATCACTTCGTATGCGTGGTCGTTCATCCGTTAAGAAACAAATGGTTCTAGCATTCAATCCTATCAGTATCAATCATTGGATTAAGAAACGGTTCTTTGATAAGTGCAGCGATAGTGTAAAGATAGTGAAGACTACCTACAAAGACAATGCCTACTTATCAGAAGAAGATATCGACAGAATAGAATCACTGAGAGATATAGATGAAGTCTACTACAACATCTATGCACTAGGAGACTGGGGTAGCTTAGGTAATCTTGTGTACTCTAATTGGAGTACTGCTGATTTAGAAGAACAAATCGACACATTCGACCACTACTTCTATGGTATTGACTTTGGATTCAATCATCCATTCAGTTGTGTTAAAGTAGCTATGAAGGATGATGTCATATATATCCTGGATGAAATCTACGAGAAGGGCAAGACAAATACTGAGATGATTGACTTAATCAAGCCTATGGTAGGTGGCAGTATGGTATTGTGTGATTCAGCTGAGCCAAGGTCTATCAAAGAGTTCTATGACAATGGTATAAATGCTGTTGGTGTTAAGAAGGGAGCGGACTCTGTCAAGCATGGTATTCAGTGGATTAAACAACATAAGATTATAGTTAACTCAGTGAGATGTCCAAACGTTATCAATGAGCTAGGCTTATATAAATACCGTGAAGATAAGAACGGCATTATATATGAGGAGCCAGTAGATGCCAATGATGATGCACTAGATGCATTCAGGTATGCACTCAATCATAAGATAAAGAACAACATAATTGAAGTATCAGATATAGATGCCGATTTCTTCGGATTGTAAGTGCCTTAGTTATAGAGAGAACTACATAGGAGAAATCTATCAATGAAGAATATTAACCAGTACACAGCTATATTAGCTTACCCTAAACACTTCCTAGAAGAAGGGCAAGAGCTTTCACCAGAACAAATAACAAGCGCAATAGAAGACCACACTAAGTTCGTATCTAAATTCGAAATGAACGAAGCCTACTTTAACGCCAACAATACATTCTCTACATCTCAGAAAGCAGGCTCGGACAACCCTAGCAATAAGATAGTTGCTCCGTATGCCAGAACGATGGTTCAGACTGTAGTTGGTTATGCTTTCAAACCAGGACTTATTTCTTACAGGTCCAACGTTGGTCAACTGAATGAAAAGTACAAATCAATCACAGTAATTAATAGAGATAATGTAAAAAATGCAGAACTGGGCGAAGACCAAGCTAAGTATGGTGTAGGCTTTCAGCTACTATGGACTAAGAAAGTTGCTGATGAAGCCACTCCCACTTACTCCAGAGTAGACCCAAAGGAAATCATACCAATATACAACTATGACATTGAAGAAACAATGATAGCTGCTATCAGATACTTTCAGGCAGGTGAAACAACCATCGTAGAAGTATACTACCCTAACATTATTAAGTATTATAAGAGGACTGACGATGGCTTGACAATACTTAAAGAAGACGCAATCAATTTCTTCAAAGAAGTTCCATTGGTTCTATACAAAAACAACAAACAGTTTCTAGCTGATTATGAACCAGTCCGTTCACTGATTGATTTATATGATAAGATGCTTTCAGACTCAGCAAATGAAATGGATAGATTCGCAGCCGCATACTTAATCTTACAGAATGTAATCCTTGGAGAGAACACTGAAGCCAACAAACGAAAGTTAAAGGCTATGAAAGAATCTAGAGTATTCCAGATTAGAGAAGATGGAAACATTAGCTTTCTTACTAAGGAAATACCTACTGCTTTCTTTGAGATGCTTAAAGATACTGTAAGAGAAGACATTGAGTATCACTCACATATCCCTGATTTTCGTAGTAAGAACTTTGAAGCTAAATCAGGTGAGGCAATGAAGTATGCTCTAATAGACTTTGAAAACCTTGTATCATCTAAAGAGTATGGATTTAAAGAAGGTCTTGAAAGACGTAACGACCTTATTAACAACATACTTAACATCACTGAGGATACTTTTGATAATGATTTCACTATTGTATTCAAGAGAAACTTACCAGCAAATACAGCAGCAGAAGCTGAAGTAGTTTCTAAGCTTAATGGCATTCTAAGTAAGAGAACCCAGCTTGGATTGCTTACAGAGATAGTAGATGTAGAAGCTGAGCTAGAACAAATCAAGAAAGAATTCAGTGAAGAAAACTCTATATTTGAGGATTAAAAATGACTAAAAGAGAAGTTAATGCAGTGTTCGTGCAAGCATACAAAGACATCTCCTTACAGCTCAATGATATGGTAGAGAAGCTGGATGAAGTAAACTTCAGTGAAGCTATTAAGTATAATAGACTCTCTAACCTAAAGAAGAATGTCAATGAAGTATTGAGAGATGCTACTGGAAAGCTACAGAAGTCTATAGACACTGATAAAGTAATTGCATTTAAAAAACAATATAAAGGATTCCTAGAACAGACTGAGAATAAATTGGATATCAAAGCATTCAGTATATTGCCAATGGAAACTATCCGTGGTTATATCGACCAACCAATCAGCGGTTTGACGTTAAAGGAATTAATGAAAGACATCTCCGATAAGACTATAATGAATGTCAATAGTACTATAGTTAGAAACCTAATAAAAGGAAGCTCTATCAGTAAGACTGCACGAGAGCTAAAAAAAGTTATGAATACTACAGCATCTCGAAGTAAAACAATTGCTCTTACAGAGACATTAAGGTCCACATCTTTAGGCGCTCAAGCGTCTGTTGAAAGATTAGCTGAAATAGGGATAAAGAGTGAATTGATATGGGAGCATAATAATGTTGGAAAAACTAATAGAGAACAGCATGTATCAATGAGTGGAACTGAAAGCAAGAATGGATTCTTTACACTTCCAGATGGTACTAAAACGAGAGGACCTCGATTATCTGGAAGCGCAAAACATGATATTTCGTGCCATTGCTCAGTTAGGATTTCTGTGAAAGAGTAGTGTCTTAGTTAAGAACAGAAGCCGTATGGCTTTTATATATTATTTGGGGCAACAGTTTCAACTGGGGCAACGAAAGGACAAAACAATGAGCGATGAAACTATAAAAGTAGAACCGACTACAGAAGTGATTGATGAGGGTGCTGCTGGGCAAACTCCAGTATTCACACCAGACCAGGACGCATACATGAAGACTATGCTAGAAAACATGTCTAAAGAGAATCAGTCAGAAGTAGACCGTAGAGTTAGTAAGTTTATGAAAGAAAACTCTGAGCTTAAGACTAAGCTGGAAGATTTCCAGAAGTCACAAATGACTAAGGAAGAACAAACTACATTTGAGTTTGCTGAGAAAGAAGCAGCACTTAAAGAGCAACAAGAGATGTTCTTAACTAGCAAGCTAAGCTTTGAGAAGCTCCAATTGCTTAACGAACGAGGACTACCGAAAGACTACCTTGATGTAGTAAGCGGTGATACTTTAGAGAAATTTGCTCAGGGAGTTGAAATGGTAGTTGCTATAAACAAAGTAGCTATTGACAACGGAATAAAAAGTAAGTTGTTAAATGGGAACCCTAAACCAGTTGAAACAACACAGGAAAACAAGACCACTTATACATTCGCTGAGGTCAAAGCAATGAGCCCTAAGCAAGTGCAAGACAATTTACAGAAGATAAACGAATCACAAAAACAATGGTAAAACATTGTTCTAAAAGTAAACTTTGGAATATAGACCATATAATTCCAATAGATGCATTTGAGTTATGCAATAGTGAAGAGCAGGAAATCTGCTGTCATTATACAAACTTACGTCCCTTGTTGAGGGATGAAAATAGACGAAAGTCTAACAAAATATTATAATTAAAACACAAGGCATAATAGCCTTGGGGAACGACTTATTGCCCTTAGCAACTTTCTACCAACAATATGGAGCGCTGAACTTAACCAGGCTCTACAAAACTCACTAGTATTTGCTAACCTTACTAACAGAAGACACGAAGGTAGTATTTCAGGAGCTGGAGATTCCGTAAAGATTCAGTCTTTCAGTGATATTACAATCAGCCCTTACACCAAAAACTCTACTGTAGTAAGTCCAGAGATTTTAACTGACAGTTCAGTAATCCTTCCAATCGACCAAGCTAATCAGTTCGCATTTTTAGTTGATGACGTAGACAAAGCACAGATGAACGTAAGTATCATGCAAGACGCTATGCAAAACGCAGCTTATGGCTTAAGAAACACAGTTGATGCTCGTATAGCTGGTTTCTACGGTGATGCTGGTTCAAAAGTAGGTTCTGCTGGAAGTCCAATTGATGTAAACTCAACTAACGTTATTGATAACGTATTAGCAATGGGTGAAGCATTGAATGACAACAACGTTGCACTTGAAAACAGATGGTTAGTTGTAAACCCTTGGTTCATGACTAAACTTACTCTTGCTGGTATTGGAAACGAAACTAACAACGGAGATACATTCAAAAATGGATATATCTTTAATGCGCTAGGTTTCAATATCTACTTGTCTAACAACGTACATCAGGCTACTCCTGCTACCGGAGCTGGAACTGCTATAATGGCTGGTTCTTTGGAAGCAATCGCTTATGCTGAACAAATTAACTCTGTTGAAGCATTTAGACCAGAGGCTAAGTATGCAGATGCTATTAAAGGTCTTCACGTCTCAGGTTCTAAAGTAATCAAAGCTAACGAGCTTGTTTGTTTATTTGCGGATAAAACAGCTGAAGAGTAAACAGTAATCATTATTAACACACGAGAGGGCTTTTATTAGCCCTCTATTTATAGGAGAAAACAAATGGCTTTAGTAGTAAACACAGCAATCGTCTTAAATGATGGTGCAGTAATAACAGAAAATGCAGGAGCTGCCTCACAGACAATCGCTCTTGATGCCGACCAGAAAACCGTAATCGTGATAGACAATACCTCAGATGCAACTAACGCATTGACTGCTACTTTTGCAGCTGGTGATGGCTTAAACGCTGGCATTGGTGATGTGGTTGAAGTAATCGCAGTGTCTAAATCAGCTGTATTTCAGTTTGATAGTTCAAGAATAGGAACTGATGGAGTGGTAACACTTACATTAGCAACTTCAGGAACTGTCGGCAACTCGAAAGTAGTTGTAATAACCGTATAGCATATAAGGGGCTATTCATTTAGCCCCTTCTTTTTATAGACATTCTACGGAGTGTCGATATGAAGAATAGGATATATAAAATGAAGATACAACATTGTTATAAGAACGGAGTAATTGGCTGGAAGGCTGGAACAGTAGGTGTTTGCCAAATTGGAATTAACGCAAAGTTCAAGGCTGAGAAGCAGGCTAGACTATTAGATGAAAAATCAGCAAGACTTGCTGGGGAAGATAAGAATGAAGAAGTTATAGAAAAGGCGACCGAAGAAGAAAAAGAGACTACTGAGAGAGTATGTTCAGAATGTGGTTGTAAGATTTCCACTAGAAACAAAACTGGTATCTGTAATAAGTGCCGTAAGAAGGAAAAATAATGATAGCATTAGAAGAAATCAAAATATTACTTAAGATACCTGTTGCAACAGTTACTTATGACGCACTTATCACAGCATTGATACCAATCATTACTGATGATATATTCGACTATACAAACAACCAATTCACACAAATACGTTCAGCAAAGTATTCCGGACATCTTAGAGATAGTTCTTTGATATTTGATAGTGCTGGTAAGACAATTACCACAACTACTACTAATACAGATTACTACTTTACCAAGCATTATCAAGCTGGTGAAATCATCTATATTTGTGGAACTACATTCAATGATGGACACTATACAATAGCATCTATCCTGGATACTCGAATCACAGTCTCAGAAGCTCTTGCTGACGAAGACCTTGATGATGGTTATACAGCAGACATTTACTATGTATATTACCCAAAAGGTTTATATACTATATTTGCTGATATGACTCAGTATAGAATTGATGGTGCTAAGGCTAAAGGTATTTCAAGTGAAAGTCTTGGAGATTACAGTCGCTCTTATACTACCGGTGCTGAGGGAAGCTTTGGTGGTTATCCAGCTGATACTATGAAAGCACTGAATAAATACAAGGTGGTAGAAACACTATGAGTATTTTCTATACAGACACGATAACTAGAAAAAGACCGACGCTAACAAAAGATTCATATGGTGAGAAGATAGCTTCAGCTCCAGTTGAGATTACGTTCGAAGGTTCTTTTCAGGCTAAGTCTGGTAATAGAGATTGGTCTGATAACTTATTGGCAAGTAGATTCTCACACCGAGTGTATTGCGATATAATAGAAGATATAGTAGATACTGATGTAATCAATTTCGACAGTAAAGACTATCGAATTGTTTTCATAGACAACAATCTAGACCATCACTGGGAAATAGACTTAGAGGAAATCAGTTGATAAAAGTAGAAGATGGCATTGACTATGCGGGAATAGAGCAAGAGCTCAGAAAGCGTATAGAAAGAGGTATTACTAAAGCTTCAATCATAGTGGAAAATGACGCCAAAGGTTTCTGTCCAGTTGATACAAGCTACCTTAAAAACTCAATCACTCATCTAGTTAAGAACCTCATAGGTATTGTATTCACAAACGTTGAGTATGGTCCTTATGTTGAATATGGAACAGCTCACAGTAAAGAGCAAAGCTTCCTCAGGCGTTCTCTGATAAAGAACAAACAAGTAATTGCTGAGGAAATAGCTAAGGAGTTAAGAGGATGACAATCAAAGAATGGTTATTCAGTAAGCTAACAAGCAACGTCGGGATATCTGCAATCGTTGGGACTAATGTTTCAGGTGATTTTGGTGATTACGATGATATACCTTGTATTGTATATAGTGAATTAGGATTTAATAGGAATTTGCTTCTTAGGGTTCCAGTTTTTTCTATTAAAGCAATCCACAGTACTCAAGCCGAGGTAGAAACATTAGCTGAACTAATATATGATTTGTTTGACAATTCAGCAGTATCACTGCGGGAACAATCAAGCAATCTCAGCATCGAAAACATTAACATAATAAACTATCAAAGTTCAGTCTTTGACCCTACTAATAAGAAGTGGTACTCTATACTAGATATAGAAATCTTCTACAGCAAGTAAGTGTCTTAGTTAAGAACAGATAGTAAATTTTTACAGGAGAATAATAATGGCACAAGCAGAAATCAATAGCAATAACGACCTATACGTCCAGGACGTAAAAGTATGGTATGCTACTTATATCGCAGACCCAACAGATGACAGCGAAACTGACATCACATCAGCAACATGGGCTTCTTTGGGCGCTCTAACCGAAGCAGGTAAGGAAAGTCAACGTGAGACAGCCGAACCACCTGCCATGAACGTAGTTCATTCACAAATTGTAACTAAAGAGCAGACTAACATCTCTCTTACACTACAGGAAATCAACCCTACTACTTTAGATGTATTGATGGCTGGACTTATCCAGACAACTACTACTGCTGGGACTCTGGTATCAGATGCAACACAAGCAATCGTAAGTGGTTCTTGGGCTTTCAATCAGTTCATTCCGTTTGAAAACCAAAATGGTGATGCTTCTACTATAGCAGTTACATCAATCATAGCAGAATATACAGGTGATACACCAGCAACTCCATACACTTTAGAGGCTGGAACTGACTATTACTTAGGAACTAATGATAGTGGCTTATACGGTGTTTATATCGTAGCAACTTCAGATGTATCAGAATTAGCTCAAGGGATAGCGGTAATCTATTCTTACACACCAAACGCTTCTAAAACTGTTTGGGAAGGTGGAGCAGATTCAATTGACCCATTTATGCTGAGATTCAGTTCAGTTCAAGGTGATGGTAGAACTATTGAAGTTTACTTCCCAAGATGTGAATACAGCTCAGGTGGACAAATCACAGATAAAGACAAGAACAGTGAAGAATATAAAGAAATGCCTTTCAACTTTGTAGCTAAAGAACACGAAAGCTATACTCAGAACGGTAGAAAAGTTCTTTCATTCACTAAATACATCGACTAACATTATTTCTTAGAGGAGATATAAATGAGTAAATACGATTTAACTTTGTTTGCCAAAGGTGGTGTGGAAATCACCATCTTTGATGAACCTTATAACATAGGTTTTATACCAGCAGCAGTAGAGAAAGAAATGTTCAAGAACCTGGATAAAATCCAGAAAGACATGGAAGACCTTACTAAGCTTCCTGATGAAGATTTTGAACAGTGGAAAGTATGGATTGATTCAGTAATCAATCATAAAAGAAATTCCAATGAAGTTGATGAAGATTTCATTGAGGATTTAGGTTTCATGGAAGCAGTATCTGTTATTGGCTTATTCGTTCAGATAGTAGTTAAAAGAGCTTTGGCTATGAATGAAGTATTCGCAGAACCAGAAGCGGATAAAAAAAAAGAACCAGTGAAGAGGAAGAAGACGGCAACCAAGAAACCGACAACTACGACATAGCAGTATTTTTGATAAAGGAGTGTTATACAAAATACACTCCTTATTCTTTGTGGAACGACTTAGAATGGCATGAGATAATCGGTTCTATGAATTCTATAGCAAAGAGTAAAGCTAGGGAAGCTAAGATGTATGACAAAAAATCACCATCAGTAAGAACTCAAGCTGACCCTTACGACAAAAACGCAGTCGCGAAGAGCAAAGACCTTGGTGGGTTCTTAGGCTCTTTTTAGACGCAAAGGAATAACAAATGAGTATTGATGGCGGAAACGTAAACGTAAAACTTACGACTGATTCAACAGGATTAAATACAGGACTAAAACAAGCAGAGAGCTCTATCAAGAAGCTCGCTATAACTATTGGAGGACTTGCGTTAGCAAAGAAGTTCTTTGATATGGGTGCAGGAGCAGTATCTCTTGCGGCTGATTTAGAACAAACCTCAGTATCATTTACAACTTTATATGGTAGCAGTAAGTTAGCAACAGCGCAACTAGACGTGCTTAGAAAGTTTGCAGCTAAAACACCATTTCAGTTTAAAGACCTAACAAAAGCAACAAAAACATTACTAACATTTCAGGTAAGACAAGGGAAAGTAAATGGACTTCTTAAAACGCTTGGAAACCTATCCCAGGGAAATTCACAGAAACTAAATACTATTACCGAAGCTTACGGACAGATGAATGCCGCTGGTAAGGTTGGATTAGACCAATTAAGAAGACTAACTGAAGTTGGAGTTCCCGTTCTACAAGCATTAGCTGATGAATATGGAACAACTACAGCGGCAGTATATGATATGATTTCTGCTGGCGAAGTAGGAATACCTGAACTAACTTCTGCTCTTGAAGCACTTGGCGGAGAAGGTGGTATGTTTGGTAACTCATTAGCACACCAGAGTGAAACCCTAACTGGTGTAATCTCTACTCTTGAAGGTGGCTTAACAGACTTATCAACAGTTTTCGGTGAAGCATTAGCACCAGCAATCAAAAGCACAGCTAAGGGACTTGTTGGTTTAGTTACATACATTAACGCATTAGACAGAGATGCTATAAAAACTGGTGTAAGAATCGTAACACTTGGAACAGGTGTTATAGCACTTGGAGTTGGACTGATAAAACTCCCTGCTATTATTACATTAGTAAAAACAGCAATAGCTGCTTTAAATGCAACTATGGCTTTAAATCCTTGGGGAGCAGCAGCAATAGCTATTGGTTTACTAATAACAACACTTGGAGTGTTAATTCCTCTAATGGCTGATAATACAACTCAAACTGAACTTGCGGCAATCGCTCAGGAAAGACTAAACTTAGCTAACGAGCAATCTAACTTTACCAGTGATGAAATGGCGAGATTAACTAAACTAAACGAAAAAGAACTCAGAGCATTCATAAGACAGAAAGAAATTGACATAGGAAGAACTGATAGGCAGATAGCAAGAGCTGAAAAGTATGGTCACGAAATAAATGAAAATACAAAGTCAGAAAACGATTCTTTAAAAGCACTTATAAAAGCAGCTAAGGCAAAACTACAAAACTATAAAGATGAAGCTAAAGCAAGAGAAGAATCAGGAACAAAAGGGAAGAAATTATATAAAGAATATGTAGAAGTTACTGCTAAACTTGATGAAGGTAAATTTGAAAACATCAAAGAGTTCAATTCTCTTACTGTAAGGCAAGAGGAACTACTAAAAGATAGCCGTGTAAAAATATATAAAGAATATATAGGAGCAATAAAAAAGTCTAATGAAGGCGAGTTAAAAGATGCTCGTGGTGCTCATATTAAAAAGTTAAATATGATATCAAATGAATCAGAGTTTCAGATAAATCAATTACAACAAGGTTTAGAAAAGCAGAAAGAAATTCTTGAAAAGACTATCGAAGGTAAATTGACTGGAACAAAAAGCGTTAACGACGAAATAGCAAGACTAGAGCTGGAGAATATAAGCAGACAAAGAGGAATAACTGCAAACGGTCTAAAAGAATTGGCTGAAGAGAATGAAAAATACACAAAAATCAAGCAAGCAATTTTAAATGACAGTTATGCTAAAAATATAACATCAGATGAAGAATATAAAGAAAATAAAATTGAAATAGAAAAGGAATATCTAGCAGAAAACAGAAGAATAACACAAGAAGTAAATAAACTCTTAGAATCAACTGATAATAAAGAGGAAGAAACATACGAGAAAAAGGTTGCAAGAGCATTTAAATTTGGTGCACAGCTGCAACAAATGGCAACTCAGTCAATAGACATTCTATCTTCTCTTGGTAATTCTATAATGCAATCTATTGGAGTAGCAATAGAAGCTGAAAAAATGAAAGCAGAGAATGCTGTAAGTGCTCTTGCTGCAACTTACGAACAACAGAAGTATCTATTGGAAACTGGATTTGCTACAAAAGAGGAATTCTTGAATGCTGAAATAGAATCTGCAAAAATGGCACAGAGCACTGCTAAGACAGACCAAGAAAAAGCAGATGCTGCAACTGAATTAGAAACAGCAACTACTAATAAAAATCTTTACGATTTAGAAAATAAATTCCTAGATGATAAGTATAAAGCTGAAAAAGAAGCACATAACAACGGCGTTAACTTACAGTTAGCACAAGCGCATATGTCACACATAGCAGCACAACTTATGATTGGTGTAAATACAGCGGCAGCTATAATGGGAGTATGGACTTCTATGGCGGCAGCTGGTCCTCCTGGTTGGGCAGTAGCTGGTGTAATGTCTGGAGTTATTGGTGCATTAGGTGTATCACAGCACATAGCTGCTGGTGTAGCTTATGGACTAAATATAAGCAAACTTAGTTCATCTAGGATGGCTGATGGTGGTATCGTTCAGGGAGGCTCATCAGCAGGCGATATGGTTCCTACTATGATGAATGCTGAAGAAATGGTTCTAAATAAATCATCTCAGCTAGCACTATTTAATCAACTCAAATCAGGTAATATTGGTAGTAGCGGTATGACAGTAAATATAGGAACAGTAGAAACACCAAATGCTGCTGAGTTTATGATAGACTTACAGCGTATAGAAGCGGGAAGGTATTAATGGCTAATCAATTTTGGTTATATGACGAGACTAATGACGAGACACTAAACATAGAGAACAACTTCGCTGATGTAAATATCACAGGAACTAAGAGAGCTTTCAAAGTAGCAAACTCTGGCGGTTCTTCTGGTGGGTTTATGTTAGGTAATGGGAACTATAATAGTAAAACAATTACTATCAGCAGACAGGAATGGATAGAAAGCGGAGACGCTTCTGCCTGGAACTCACAGCGAGACGATTTCACCAAATGGATAACTAAAGGAAAGAATACAATTCTATGGTTATACATACTAAATGGAGAAGGAACGAAAACCATCAAGACAAGAATATATCCTATAAGTGTTGGAAACGACAAGCTAAAAGATTTGGCAATTGCTGATAGTAGAATATTCACATTCATTTCACCTACAGGGATTTTCACAAATATAGCACAAACAACTGCTATTGCTACTGAAGCGATTGTAGCAGGAGCAGAACACGAAATAACTATATCTAATAATGGTGTAGCAGATTGCTATCCTATTATTACATTCGTTCCAACAACAAGCCTATCTTATTTCTATGCAAAAAAAAGCGATGGAAATGGTTTGAAAATGGGATTCAGCGAAACGACCGCAGGATTGCCTGTAACGATAAATACAAGCACAATGCTGGCTTCAATAAATAGTAATCAAATACTAACAGCGACACATATTATCTCAGGAGGACCTTTTACGATAGCTCCTGATGATAAAACATTCTATTTCAAATCAGATGTAGCTGGAACGCTGACAGTAACTTGGTATGAGAGGTATATCTAATGGCTATAGGAACTAGAATAGGTGGTACAACACCACTACAAACAGTAGATGGAATCCATGTAGGTTCAGTTGGTTCTGCACCTATAAATTATAACTCTACTGATGGCATAAACTCTCAGCATCCTATTATAGTTGAAATTAGAACTAGAGATAATGGATTGAAAAGAAGGTGGTATTGGCATAAAGATGATGAAAACTGCCCTATAAAATCAATCCAGTGGGATAAAAACATTAATAATGGTTTAGGTGCTTGTAATATAACATTTGTGAGAGTTGATTTTCCAATAGAC